GCCTCAATGCCGGCGCGCCAGCATCCGAATCGACCGGCAGGCACATTATCGCCAAACGCGACATACCATCCGGTCTTGTCGCCGGACGCCTTGCCATTGGTGCCTGATCGGAATCGGTGAATCTTGCCGTCCAGGTATATGTCATCTGGCGGGGTGATACCCGCGTCCATCATGGCATCGCGCAGCTGCACTTCCGGCGGGTCAATGCGCCGCTGTGTCGGTGGACTGAACTTGCCGCCAAGCAGCTTGGTTAGGTCAGACATTGTTCTTGGACTCCAGATAGCGGACTACTTTCAGCACGCTGCTATAGCGGACGTTCTCGGCTTTACCCTGGGCGATAGTCCGCACTGTCTCATAGGACAGGCCGCACGACCGCGCAACGGCAGCCAGGTTCGCATCCTCAAGGTGGTGTGCAATTTGTTCCGGCTTCATCATTTTTTAGGCTCCAAATATCAAATGTTGGGTTTTGCTGTTGACAAGGTACCACAGCCTGCCTAGTATGGGAACCGTAACAGCGACCCGCATAACGCGACCCGCTGCAAATGAGAGACATACAACATGGCTATCAAGATTAAGAACACGGCGGATGTTCACGCCAACGGCATCAAGTGCCTTGTCTACGGGCAGGCTGGCGCTGGCAAGACCACGCTGTCAGCAAGCATGCCGCAGCCGATCATCATCAGCGCCGAGGGCGGGTTGCTGTCCATCAAGGACGCAGGACTGCCTTATATCGAGGTCAACAGCATGGAGACACTGCAAGAGGCATTTGAATATGTAGCAGGGCCGGATGGCGATCAGTATCAATCCGTGGTGCTGGACAGTATCAGCGAGATTGGCGAGGTGGTGCTTATCCATGAAAAGAGCGTCAACAAGGATGGCCGGGCAGCCTATGGTGAGATGGCGGTGCAGATGACCAGCATCATCCGCGCCTTCCGCGACCTGCCCGGTAAAAACGTGCTTATGACCGCCAAAGTGGAAAAGGCGCAGGACGAAAGCGGGCGCATGCTCTATAGCCCCAGTATGCCAGGCGCGAAGGTCGGGCAGTCCCTGCCATATTTCTTCGACCTGGTGCTTGCGTTGCGTGTCGAGAAGGACGCGGACGGCGTTACGCAGCGCGCCATCATGTGCCAGCCTGACGGCCTTTGGACTGCAAAAGACCGCTCCGGCAAGCTGGATGCATGGGAGGCGCCGGATATGGGCGAGATTATCCGCAAGATTGGGGGTGCAGCATGATTCTTTTTGACCAGTGGCTCGACGCAAAAGAGGCTGAGCGCGCAGCGGTAGAGCGGCGCCGCCAGATCGAGGACGGATTGATCGCTGCGCTTTCCATCACGGAGTCTGAGGGCAGCACAACCATCAAGACAGACGGCTACAAGGTCAAGGTCACGCAGCGATTCAATCGCAGCATTGATGCCGACATGCTGCAAGAGATCGCAGCAGAGCACGGCCTCACCCAGCACCTTGGCGACCTGTTCCGGTGGAAGCCGGAGATTAACGCTAAGGCGTGGAAAGATGCCGATCAATCTATTACCGGCCCGCTTGAGCAGGCCATTACAACCAAGCCAGGACGCCCGTCCTTTTCAATTGAGCGCGAAGCGCAGGAGTAATAATTATGGCTAATCTCGGATTTGTGGCACACGTAGCAGATCTTCCCCAGGGCAATACTGGCGACTTTTCGCCCCTGCCTGATGGATGGTATACGGCGACCGTAGCAGGCGCTGAACTCAAGCAGACCAAGGCAGGCACGGGCAGCTATATATCGGTGCGCTACGATATCACCGGCCCGACTCACCAAGGCCGCGTAGTTTTCGGCAACCTGAATATCAGCAACCCCAACCCCAAGGCGGAGGAGATCGGGCGCCAGCAGCTTGGCGACCTGATGCGCGCTATCGGCCTAGACACCGTGCAGGACACCGACCAGCTTATCGGCGGACAGTGCCAGATCAAGCTGACCATCCGCAAGTCGGAAGAGTACGGCGACAGCAACGAGGTTCGCTCATGGAAGGCAGTAGAGGGCAGCAGGATGCCATCGCCAGGGTCAACCCCTGTCGCGTCTCAGTCCTCGGCTGGATCTGCGCCGCCGTGGGCTAAAAAGTAAGACAGCAATAGCAGGGCCAAGGATGGCCCACTTATGAACAGGAGAAAAAACATGGCATCTATACCGCCACCCCAAAAACCAGACCTGGTACGCCTGATTGACATGGCGCACGAGTCAAGGCCCGAGCGTCCGCGTCCACACATGGGATGCAGTCAGCTCGGCCATCACTGTGACCGCTGGCTCTGGTTATCATTCCGCTGGACCATTATGGAGAAGTTCAGCGGTCGCATGCTGCGCCTATTCCGGCGCGGACATAACGAGGAGGCCGCCGTGGTGGCTGACCTTCGCTCTGCCGGGCTACACATTACCGACACCGGCAGTAGTCAGGCGCGTGTGGATTTCGGCAACCACGTCTCAGGCAGCATTGACGGAATCATTCAGGAAGGCGTGCCGGAGTCGCCGCACAAGCCGCACGTATTGGAGATCAAGACGCACTCCGATAAGTCATTCAAGGATCTGTGCGCAAAAGGCGTCAGCACTGCAAAACCCATGCACTGGGCGCAGATGCAGGTTTATATGCTCGGCAAAAAGATTGACCGCGCCTTGTATGTCGCAGTCAACAAGAATGATGACAGCCTTTATATCGAGCGCGTGAAGCTCAACCGCGAGGCAGCCGAAGCGCTGGTAAAGCGCGGGCATCGCATTGTGTCATCCGACCGCATGCCGGAGCCATGCGTCAACGCCTCGCCGACATGGTTCCAGTGCAAGTTTTGCCCTGCGTACAAGATCTGCCATCAGGGTGAGTCAGTGCGCGAGGTCAACTGCCGCACCTGCATACACAGCACCGCCGAGCAGGACAGCACCTGGAGTTGCGCCAAGTGGCAGGCCACCATCCCGACAGAAGCGCAGTATGTGGGCTGTGAGGCTCATGTAATGCACCCTGATATGGTGACATGGAAGATCGACGAAAGCGCCAGCACCGACACCGTGGCGGCATGGATCATTGACGGTCACACAGTCCGCAACGGCGACCCGGCAGAGGGAGAGGGCATCTATACCACCCGCGAGATCATCGCCAACCTGGAATCGGTGGCAAAGCCTGACGCCATGCAGGAAGCGATACGCAAGCAATTTGATGGGAGGATTGTTGGATGAAACTCCGCGACTATCAACAGCGCAGCATTGACCAGATATACGCATGGTTCGACAAGCACAAGACCGGCAACCCTTGCGCGGTGCTACCGACCGGCGCCGGCAAAAGCCTGATAATTGCCGAGCTGTGCCGGGATGCATTGCAGAACTGGCCGGAAACTCGGGTATTGATGCTAACCCACGTCAAAGAGCTGATCCAGCAGAACGCCGAAAAGATGCGGGCAGTCTGGCCAAATGCCCCGCTCGGGATATACAGCGCCAGCCTGCGTCGCCGTGACGCTGGCGAGCCGATAACCTTTGCCGGTATTCAGTCGGTGCGAACCAAGGCGCAGATGCTGGGATGGGTGGACATCGTGATAATCGACGAATGTCACCTCATCAATAATGACCAGCAGGGCGGCTATCGTGCGCTGCTGGCCGACCTTATGCAGATCAATCCGGGTCTGCGCGTAATCGGCCTGACTGCTACGCCGTACCGGCTCGGCCAGGGCATGCTGACAGATGGCGATGACGCGCTGTTCTCAGACCTGATCGAGCCGGTCAGCATCGAGGAGCTGCTATTCAAGGGATACCTTGCGCCGCTGCGCTCAAAGCAGACTAGCACCAGGCTTGATGTGTCCGGCGTCAAAAAGCGAGGCGGCGAGTTTATCGAGTCGGAGCTGGCAAAGGCCATCGACACTGATATGGGCAATAAGCAGGCTGTGCAGGAGATCATCCGACGGGCTGGTGACAGAAAAAGCTGGCTGGTGTTTTGCTCTGGCGTGGCGCATGCCGAGCATATACGGGACGAGTTACGCGCCCAGGGCGTGACAGCTGAATGCCTGACAGGAAAAACGCCAAAGCGCGAGCGCGAGCAGATGATTGCCGCATTCAAAGCCAAGGAGATACGCGCACTCACTAACGCTAACGTGCTGACGACAGGATTTGACGCGCCAGATACCGATGTCGTCGTGATGCTCAGGCCCACTATGTCGCCCGCGCTTTATGTGCAGATGGCAGGCCGTGGTCTGCGGCCAAAGTCGCACACGGATCACTGCTTGGTGTTGGACTTTGCCGAGAACGTAGCAAGGCATGGCCCCATTACTGCGGTGCAGCCACCGAAGAAGAAAGGCACTGGCGAGGCTCCGGTCAAGGTATGCCCAGGTTGTGACGAGGTGGTGCATCTGTCGGCTAAGGTCTGTCCAGAGTGCGGACACGAGTTCATCACCGAGGAAGACGAGAAGCGCTGGCGGTTGGCTAATGATGACATTATGGGCACGGAAGGCAGTGAGATGCGCGTCACCGATTGGCGCTGGCAGCCTCACACCAGCCGCACAAGCGGAAAGCAGATGATCCGGGTCACCTATTACGGCGCGCTGTCAGATCTGCCGGTTACTGAGTACCTGCCCATCCTGCACGAAGGCTACGCCGGACAGCGTGCGCTGGCTACCCTGGCGACCATAGCCAATGGTAGCGGCGCAGAGATGACAGATAACGACCTTGGCGATCTGTGCGAAGCGCTGAACGCCGCTAATCCGCCGACCCTCTTGGAATACATGAAGGACGGCAAGTTTTATCGAGTTTTGCGGAGAGAGTGGAATGCCACGACATAAAGAGCCGGGCATATTAAAACTATGGCGAGAAGGTCCGCCAAAGTTCTGCCATACCTGTGAACACTACGACAAGGAGGGTATATGCCAAAAGCACCAGCAGGAACCGCCAGAAGAGTTCGCAAGAACCGAGGACGCATGCCAGGACTGGCTGGATGCGATACCGTTTTGACCGACGCCGTGCCCAGCGAGCACCTAGAGCAGGTCGAGACTGTCGCATGGTTTCGTCGCGCACATCCTGGCGTGCGCATCTTTGCCATACCCAACGGCGGGCGGCGCGGCATCAGGGAGGCGGGCAGGCTCAAGGCGGAGGGCGTTAGCGCCGGAGTACCTGATCTGTATATTCCGGCCTGGAATGTATGGGTTGAGATGAAGCGCAGGAAAGGCGGCAGCGTATCAAAAGAGCAAAAGGACTGGCACGCTTATTTGCGCGAGATTGGGGACACAGTTCTAGTGTGTAAGGGATTTGATGATGCGCGGGATCAGTTGACTGCTTGCGCGGATCGCGTTGAGCAGGCTATTAGTAAAAAACACTTGCAAGCCATCACCGAATAAACAATAATGCTTGCACGACAACACAGAAGGCCGGAAAGGCCAGGAGAAACCAATGAACAACACCACCACCGGGCATTGCCCCGAATGCGCTAA